CAGACGGCATCGTGAAAGTGTTATCGTTTCCCGTTGTAACAACTTTTCTTGACGTAAATCCAGATTCCGTACTGTATTTCGGAGTTTGGCTATTTGCCGCAGGAATGTCAAACTCGGTCAAAACTGACATATATGCGTTGTAGGAATTGTTTGCCTTAACATATACGGAATCCCCTGGCTGAACTGGAATCATAACATGGCGAGCGGCTGAATTTGTCCATTTGTTGTTGCTGTCAATGTAAAAAGGCAGTTTATTCGCCACATATCCATTTTGCGAGATGATTTCATTTTTCAATTCCGCATCTACGGCATTGATCTCTTTTCCAGTTTCTTTCGCGTCTGCGGCCTTGTCGCTGATGGATAGTGTCTTGTCTGTGCTGATCGCCACGGCATTGTATACTCCACCAGATGTCCATGCAGAGCCGTTGTAATAATACCAATTTCCGCTGACATATCCCGACTCTGATCCCGTATACACATACACTTTTGTCTGATCAGTCATCGCCGCCGCCGTTGCCGCCACAAGTGGACTATATGCAAGGCCCTGTAGCTCGTTCAAACCTTGATGTGCGTCATAAATGCCTTGATCCATGTGACCAAAGTTTTCTGCGCTCAACGCCGTTGCAGTGCTTGGCTCGTTCTGCCAACCAATTGTTTCATAACTCATTTTGTCCAACCTCCTTTTGCGCCGTGATTTCTTGCGAGATTATTTCATCAGCTTTTTTTGTGACAATATTCAATATGTCCGATATGATCAACCTTTTCGCCTCAATCGGTACGCCAGACGAATTCAAGATGGAGATAATATCATCTTCCAACTTGCGAATCTCATAATTCATTTTCTCCTCCTAACATCCCAACAGACGATATGTTGTGCCATTTATAGTGATAGTCTGAAGCGATAACGCATCATAAGATGATCCATTGTAATACTGAAAACTTGCAGAGCGTATCGAGCCAATCGTGATCGTGCCTTGAGTAGGACTCTGCAACGCACCAGTGATTGTTGTTGCTGTTACTGTTGCCGCCGCGATTGCGGCAGTGTCGAGCCTGTCCGTGCTGATTGTACCTGCCGTAATCTGAGCGGCATTGATGCTCTGTGCGCTCAAATTCTGCGTGGTGATCGCAATGGCAGTCAGATTGTCAATTTTTCCGTCCACGGCCTCAAGGCTTGTAATTGTTGCGTAATTTGCCACAAGCGTGCTTGTCTGCACATAATTTGCTTCAATGTAACCAATACGCGCACGATCCGCCTCAATTTCTTCCGCAACAATCTTTTCGACCTTGTTGATCTTGCCATCCGTCTGTGCCAGTTTGCTTGCCGTGGAATTGATGTTCTTTTTTGTCTCTCTTGTCCCCTTGCTCACATAAGAATCTAACAATGACTGGATTCCCTTGAGTTTTCGTTGAATGATGATGGTCTCCACTTTTGCATATCTTGTTTCTAAGATAATTGGATCACCGATCTCCAAACAAGGATTTCCATATGCCGTTGTTTCAGCAGGGCAATAATACACTCCAGATACTTTGTCCAGAATATTCTCTGCCATTTCGTGCAGGACATCAGATTCCAGATTGTATGCCAGGAAATTGCCCTCAATAATGTACGGGACTCCGCTACCGACAGTGACTCCAACATCATTTTTGTCAGTACGAATTTGAATGGATTTTATCTGCACATAATAATCTTCATATTGTGCCGTAAAATATGAATTTCCATTGTATTTTGTTGGCTTTTTGTTGTCATAAGTAGGAAAAATATCGTGTGACGGATACAGGTTTGCCGATGGATACAAAGGATCAGATGGAGGAATCAAAAATGTGTATCTGAATGTCCCTGTCCTGTCTATTCTGCCAAAACAACCATTGATTTCACATATCGCATTCAGCACCACCTTGCCAGATAATTGCGAGAATGATGCTTGCCTGGATATCTCCACGGCATCATTTGGCAGGTCAACAGTCTCCTGCGTCAATCCAACATGAGAGAAGAAACTGTCACGGAATTGCTTGATTGTTATCGATGTCGGTTCCTCGCCCTCTGCAGGCTCTGGCAGTATCGTGTCATACCAGGCTGTCACATCCTCATTCAAAACCGCATACAAAGCGTCATACGCCGTGATTTTTCGCCACCTGCGATCTGCCGTAGGTTTATCACTCACAACAGTGTATATGCCAATCTGGAAATCCTCTGCGTCTTTTGGCGTGATCGTGACAGTCAGTTCCTTGCCCTCAATCGGATCCGTGCCGTATCCAACAGAGAACTCCACATATGAAGAATTGCAATCACCCAACACAAGCGTGCCATTTGATGTCAGCTTTTCAACCAGGCAAAAGTCCTCACTTGCCAACTGCTCATTCGTGATCTCGCCGCCATCATATGCGATATTTAATTGCTTATCCACGCTGTCCATGAGGAACAACGCTTTATCTGCATAATCAATCATTTTAATACTCCGTCAAATGAATTTGCGTGGCATTATACCACATCTCATTTTGCGATATAAAATTGATAAACTGTGGCGGATCCATTTTGAAAAGACCAGTCTTGTATGTGCATGATCTGTCATCCCAATATGTCACAGTAATGTTCTGCAGGCTTGCAAACGCATTGACAAGAGTCTCCTGCTCCGCCAGAGTCCTTTTTCTGAGCGTAAACACAACCTCCATTTTAGGATTTTCCGCCACATCATTGTGATCTTTTTGATTTGCGTCTTTCCAGGCGTAAATTATTCGTTCTGTCGGCGTGGTTCCATAACTCTCTTTGACAATCATAGTCTCTGGAATGGTAATCTCGCCGATGATGATTCTGTATCCCAAATATTCACTCATGCCTCAAGCAACCCCTTTCCAGATGACCAAATACTCCTCTCGTTTTCCTCCACCATGATGTCCACAATCCTGTCGCGATTTCCCTCAATGCGCACATTCGTTGCAAACTCTGGTGCCACAGTCCTCAGTGCCGTGATCAGTGCGGATACCAGGCCCGCATTGTTTGATGCTCCTGCACTCGAACTATATGCCGTTTCAATCGATGGCTCAATGTTGAAGGAATCACCGATTGCATCCGTGATCATCTTCTTGTTGTCCTCAATGCCCTGCGCGAAAAGTTCCATCATGTCTGGAGCGTAGGTATGGAAATTTGAGAGCGGGCCTTCTTTCGGCTCAGAGAATCCCAGGAAATCCTTGACAGTGCCTGCAACATCAGACACAGTGCTTTTTAGGCTCTCCCATTTTGCCAGGATGCCATCGATGAAATTCTGGATGAGATCCTTGCCCCAATTCTTTGCCGCCTCGACAAACTCCATGATGCCTTCCTTGACCTTGGTGCCGACCTTTTTGCCGATGCCGATCAAGTTTTCAAACAGATTGCCGATGCCCTCAATGATCTTGATGACAAGATCGCCGCCTGCCTCAACCAATTTCCAGTATGCGTCCTTGATGCCTTCCCACAACTTGTCGATGAGCTGTCCGCCCGCCTCGATCACCTTCGGGAATGCCAAAATCAAAGCAGTGATCAGATGTCCGATGATTACAGGAGCCTTTTCCATCAATTTAGGCAGGGCATCAATCAGACCATCCGCCAGAGCCAGGATGATTTGCAGTGCCGCATCGATCAGTTTGACAAGCATTTCTGGATCAGTCAGTTTGTCTGCCAGTGTCAATATGATGTCAACCACCACAGGGATCAATGTTGGCAGATTCTCAATCAAGGCATCCGCCAGTGTCAAAATGATCGTTGCCGCCGAATCAATGATCTGTCCCGCATTTTCTGCTAGATATGTCCCGAAAAATTCAATCAGTTCAAATGCCGCCGCCGCCAGTTCTGGAAATCCCTCAACAAGACCTTTGATCAAGGATTCGAGCAGATCCAGGCCCGCTTTCATGATGTCTGGCAGATTTTCTCGGATCGCTTTTCCGATACCATTGATGATTGCCTTTGCCGTTGTGATAACCTTGGGAATCATCTTGTTTATATTTTGAATGAGTTTAGACACGCCCTCAGAGATGAGCGGCAGTCCTTCCTCGCCATATCCTGCAAATATCTGAGTGAGTCCGTCCATGATGCTTGTCATGCCAGGCAGGAACTCTGCTTGCAGATTTCTCTTGACACTTGCAAACGCCGTTTGCATATCCTGCAGGCTGTCCTGGTATGCCGCCGCCGCTTTCACGGATTCGTCAGACATCACTCCATCCATCTCATGCAACTTGTCAATCATGGCCTGCGTATCTTCCGCAGATGTGTTCAGCAGTGCGCCAAGTTCTTTGGCAGATCCGCCAAGCAACTCGCTTGCCAGGGCAGTTCTCTCAGCTCCATCGCCCATGTTCTGCAGTCCAGAAATCGTTGCGGCAAACAGCTCCTCCGTGGACATACTTGCCACCTGCTCCTGCGACAATCCAAGGGCCTCGAACTTGTCCGCGCTGTTCGCGGCATTCTTCTGCAGTGTGATCAATCCTCTTGACATCGAATCAATGCTTGTTCCGCTGTGCTGAAGGACTGCATCCCACTCCTGGTATGCCTGTGCGCTGATACCCATCTTCTGCGATGCCTTGTCAATGTTGTCACCATAGGCCGCAACCTCTGATGCACCCTTGACGATTTCTTTTGTGGCAACCACTGCCGCCGTGCCGACAGCCGCAATCGCCGCCGTTCCGACTCCCGCCGCAGTCTTGAGTCCACTGCCGATCTTTGATGCAAAAGATGATGTCTTTTTGGATGACTCGTCCAACCCTTCGTCATATTCACTTGTGTCAAGGCTTATTTTCGCAAACAGGTCAAATACGTTCACTCAGTTTCACCACCTTTATTCAGCCGATTTTTGAAATCGGATATGATATCCTCCGCGCTCCTGGTCTCTTTCGTCTTTTGCTTTTCCACCAGATCAATCCATCTTCTCGTCATCGTGGATCTGTGGCTCCCGCCTGCAGAGTTTTCCGCGATGGCTTTGAGCGCATCGGTGACATAAACTTGATATGCCTTTTTTCTCTGCTTTTCAAGAAAAGCGGATACGCAATGATCAATCACATATCCGCTCCCGAAAAGCTCTAACAAATCTAACCTTATTCCCTCGACACACCTGGAGTATTCGTCACTCCCAACTGTGCCAATGAAGTAAAAAAACTTATCACGGACTGATTGCCAATGATCTCGCTGAAATTGTCGAGATAAAAATCAATTCCATGATCGTCAACCTGCGCAGGTTCCACAAAACAACACAGCGCGAGAATCTCCAGAGTCTCGTCTGCGTGAGTGTCCATCACGGCATCCAGGATCGCCATTGCATTCTGCTTGATCTGCGCCTCAGATCGCCTCTTGTTTTCCGCCAAGGCACTCCTGCGCTGTTCATCTGTCATGTCCTTTGTGATCTGGATCATGGCAGGCATATTCTTGCGAATGCCCATGATGTCCGTGTCAGACAGCCACTTTTCAACACTCTTTTTGATTCTGTAGGTCTGTCTCAAAAATTCGCTTGGCTTGCAATTAGCCAGATTCTTGCTCATTTAGCAATACTCCTCTCTTTTTTATGACGATATGCTTCTGGAATAATAGGTCACATTATCGTCAACAGTGGTGTCAGTAGTAGGTCTGTACTCGTCACCAACAAGCACATACCATCCCTGCGTACTAGGATTCTCCGTTCCGACAGGACTCACGGCAGTGTACTCATACACAGGTGAAGTGGTCGCGTCACTGGAGTAGAACTCCATCGGAACCTCGCTCTGTGCATTGATTGATACATGGCCCGTGATCGTCAGTGCCACAGTGCCTTTGCCGTTCTTCGTGGTCTGCAGGCTGAATCCGCCAGTGGACAGCGCATTCTTCAGCTTGATTGCGACAAATCCTCCATTGGCCTTGTCACCAACCCACCAAATATCGGTGAAATCATCCTGGCTGAGGCTTGCTCTAGGCACGATCTTGGTGGAATCCAATCCATCAATGTCGGCGCACCCAAGTGCCATCTTGATCAGCGCAGGAGAGGTTCCAAGAGCAGTAGTGGCGATGGAGCAATCCCATCCATCCAGGTGCTTGAACTCTTTCATATTATTGGGAGCATTGTCAACATCCTCGCCAAAATCAGAGAAAGTAGGCACGCAACTGGGATTCACGCCGCCAGTGGTCGCACAGATGATGTCCGTATCCTGCACATTAGGACTCGCAGGATTGAAAGTCTTTAGCAATACGCCTGCGTCAAGCTGTAGTGCATTGAAAGTAGACTGCGGAATTTTTGTGAATCTTCCCATCTCTATCTTTTCCTCCTTAATACTTTGTTAAAAACTCAATTTCCACAACAAATCTGATCCGCCGCACGGATCTGTCTGTTGGCTCGTCCATTCTGTCAGAATGCATCACTCCGTCTGGCAACCGCACCATCATGTATCCGCCATCAATCGGAATGGCAGGTCTTTCGTCTGCCGCGATCCTCTGCGCGATGTAGTCTGCCTTTTGGCTGATCTCCGCCCAGGAATTGCTCCGATAGTAGATTGATGCGGATACCTGCGTCTTTGCGTCCAGATTGCCCGCCACGGCCTCATAGGTGATATATGGCATCACTGCATCGTCTGGAACCGATAACTCATCATATGCAGTCAATCCGAAACTCGACCAAAATGCCTGTTGCGCCTGCCACTTGTTATTCGTTGCCGACATCACGCACCTCCGTTCTGAGGTTTCACAATGGAGCCTGTCGGTGTCCATTCCTCTGCCGTGACCTGCCTCATGTCAAGAGCAGTGCTTGCAGGCGTGTACTTGTCATCTCCGTCTGATGTGACGCGAAATATTTTGCCATCACGCTCACGCTTGAACACATCATGATATTCCAGTGTCATCGCGCGGCTCGTTGTGACTGTGTACCTGCTTGTCACGCCCTGTTTTTCGCCAACCCTTGCCTCAATGGAAGTGTCAAAAGTGATCGCGGCCTGGAACTCAGCTCCCTCAACAAAGGTGTCGATGTATCCGCCGTATCCGTCAGCCTGCTTGGATTTGGTCACATATATGCATTTTTCCATCGCATCTGACAACAAACTCATATCTTCCTCCACTGCGCCAGGCGATTTGCGAATGCGCTCTGCCAACCACCTGCAGATTCTCCGTCTGCATTTCCGCTCCCTTTAGTGTACGAATATCCGCCAAAGGACTCGTTTGTGAATGGTGACATTGACGCACTGTCCACGCCGCCGTATTTGGCCTGCCAAGCGTCTATTTCCTTATCAATGGCAACTACTTCCTTCGGAATCGCAAGACTCCAGATTGAGCCATTAAATGACTCATCAGACAGTCCCTGGATGCCTGCCGCTTTGTACTGATACACTCCGTCATTCAAGACAGAACCAACAATGCGGATATACTGATTCTCCAACAGTCCAAGGTCTAGTGATGGCGTAATGACTCCGCCAGAGATCGTGAAATCCCCAAAATACCTCTCTCTATCGAAATAATTCCTCAGATATCCGCACAGTTCGTTCAACATATTATTTCTCCTTCTTGCCACCGCGCTTTTTGCCAGTGGTCACAGGCTTTTCATTAACAGCCGCCTTGGGAGCGTTTTCCGCGCTCCCTTTCGGCTTCTTAACCATCATTCCGTCACCCAAAACAACAGTCATGATGTCTCCTCCTTATTTAGGCATTAACAAGCGTTAAGCCAGACAGACCGAAAAGCTGAATGTTCTTGTGACCTGCCGCATCCGTCTGCATAACCTTGACCTTCTGATGATCCTTGTCGGTGATCTTGAACACGGCATCCTTGTCGCTGTCGAGCGTCTGCAGATCCATGCCAGATGCGCTCGCCACCAAGCCAACCTTTACGTTCTCGTAGGTCAGACCAGACGAGAAATTGCTGAACTTGAGAGCAATGAAGTATCCGTCACCTGCAAGAGGGCCGCTAGGCGAGAGTCCGCCCTCCTGGAAAATAAGCTCACCTGTGATCTCACCACCGCTTACAGCGATATTATCCTGGAAATCGCTTGGAGTCTTGCTCGTCCAGGGATAGGTCATATCGTCTGCATCGGGAGCTACAGTGAGATCAGTTAGAAAAGAATCGTCAATGGATCCCTTTACAACGCCTGCCGCATACTCCACAAAGAACTGGATGCCAGACATCACAAGAGATTCGATCTGCGCTCTCTCGTTGTTCTGATAACCCGAATTGATGCCGATATAGCCAAGTTCGTCAGCAGTCAGCTTGAACGCACCTGCGATATCGCCGCTCATGGTCAGATAGTACATAACGAGATTCTGCTTTGCCGTTGCCAGGAATGTACCCTGCGTGATCTGACTGGACATGATCACAGTGCCAAGGCCCAGGAAATTCTCAATGTAGTTCATGCCGAATGCAGTCTGAACAGTGATCGTTGCGCCGCCCAGATAGTCAGCCATGTCGAGAGGATTTACAAAGTACACTGCCTCTGCCGTATCATCCTCAAACAGAACCTGGAGCTGTCCCCATGCCGCCGCCAGAGCCTTCTGCAGGCCAGAGCCAACCACGGAAGTACTGCCAGTGATGGTTCCGTTCAGCAGAGTAAAGAAATCAGTTCTGATTCCCTTCTGCACATCCAGGAGCATTGCCTTGTCGGTGTTGATCACGGACTCATTGTATCCACTCTTCTTGATCGCCTCTGCTGATACGGCCTTGCGCCACTTCTTCAGCGTGATCTCGCCCACGGGAGTCTTGGTCTGAGCATACTGGCTCAGAGGGATGATGTCACCCTCATCCACGGAACCGCTCTGGAGCGTGCCGCTAGTGGTGTAGAGATACATCGTGGTGCCTTCCATCATCGGGATCTTTCTGGTTACGCCCAGAACCTCGATCAGTTTCTTTAATGAATTGTGCGCGAACTGCGTCACAAAATCGATTTCGCGAACCTTTTTCATCTGCTCGCTCGTGATGAGTCTATCTTCTGCACTCATTTTTTCTTCCTCCTCTTAGATTCCGAACACCTCTGGATTGTCCATCATGGCTTTTTGCCTCTCCGCAGTGTCCGTGATTTGCATTATTTGTTCCTTTGTCATTTTGGCACCCTTGCCTGCTCCGCCAGGTGGATTCGGTGTCTCTGCGCCGCTCTTTCCCTTAGTCTCGATGTGATCCGCCCACTCCTCCTTGATGGATTTTAGCAGGTCGCTCGCAGTCTTGATCTTGCCCTTTTCGTCAAGTTCCACTCCGTCAACATCGGAATACTTGAGAATCTTGGCAAAATGTTTTTCGGGGACTCCTGCGTCCTTTAAGACATCCTTATATGCCGCCTCCTTTGCCGCCCGTGCCTCTTTCCTCGCCACATCAGCCTTGTAATCATCAAACTCCTTTTTCAAAGCCTCATATGACTTGCCGCCGTTCTTTGCGACCTCTGCTTTGAGATCATTCAGTTCCTTTTGAACTCCGTCAAACTTGTCTGCCTTTTCCTTGTAGGAATTTGCCTTGTCAAGCTCGTCCTTCAAACCGCTGACTGTCTCAGTGTGCGCCGTGATAATTTCGTCTATCACGGATGCGTCAATTCCTTTTGACGCTAAAAATTTTCTCGTCAGTGCCATGCTCTCTCTCCTTTTCTTCGGTGGCTGTCCCTTGCCATTTGTTTGAACATTTATATACAAAAAGAGCCAATGATCAAAGGTGTCATACCCTTGATACACTGGCTCCTATTGCCCTTGCTCGCACCCGATTGTGCTTGCGTCATATTGAATTTTTTTGGATTCTTCCAGGATCACGATCCCGTCCTTCTTGCGCCGTATCAGCACATCATTTCCTCGTTTGAGGATGGTCTGGATGACCTGGATCGCATCTTCAGTTATCTCCACTTTCAATTATATCACCAACCTCTCGCAATTTCAAGAAAAAATGCCCAAAACGCTTGATTTGTGTGTCAATTTGACTGCAGTTCCTGCTCGACATACTGTCTGATCTGATCCTCGTTGCGCTCCACCGCATTTTTGAGGAACCGATTTGGTTTCATGCCGTGCGTGATGTGCCACTTGCCATCCTCATCCTCATATCCCCACGGATCCTGCCTGCCATCGCCATTCACGGCATAGATTCCAGTACCCTCATGGACATAGATCCCATACTCGACATTGGTGCCGATCAGCACCGATTTGTCATCCGCATCCACGGCATGAGTGATGCTGTTCCGCAGGTTTCCCGTGTCCACCCTGCGCGGATCGTTCTCCAGTTCGTCCTTCGCCTCGCCCTCAAGATGCAGACCGATTGCCTCCAGGACAGCCAGAACCTTGTCATTCATCGCTCCCTTAAACTCTATGCTGTTGTCCGTCACGGATACGCTCATATAACACCTCCGTCTGAGCCATTATAAACACTGGCATAAAACTCCTTGTAACTTTCAACAGCCTCTTTTGGTGCCTTGTCCGTCAATTTATAGATGAATTCCTTCTCGTCAAAATAGTACCACTCATCATTTTGCATGAAATAAGGCTTTTCTGGAATCGTCATCAGAATCCCTCCTTTTTCAGCCACTCATTCATGGCCTTGCCCAGTTCGTTAGGCTTTCCACACTGGCTGTTTGCAAATGCCTCTGCGAATCCCTCATAATAGTTTGTGCGTCCATACTCAGACAGATTGTCTTTGATGGAGAAATCGGGATTGTTAGTGCGTGCTATTTCTATTATCTCATTCCAGATATTCTTTGCGCAATCCTTTTCTGCATTTTGGTAAACATTTCGAATCTGTGATGCAGATGGACTGACGATCTTGCCCACCTTTTCTTTTAATGCATCATAGTCTGTCCTGGCAACGCTCACAGCCTTTTCAAGTATATGCCCATACTCATGTGTGACTGTATAAATGATCAGATTGTCATCACTGCATGGCATACTCCAGAATGCATCAACGCCGCGCTTTTCAGTCTCTACAAGGGAATCCTTGTCTTTATAATATTTTGCGGCAAGACCAAGATTTGTGTTTTCCGTCAGATTTCCATTCGGATCTGGTATAAATCTTCCGCTTGTGTATCCCTGTGCTTTTCCATGCGGCGATGCCGTGAAATATCCCGCATTTTTGTCAGTGATCGCGCCGAATCTTGTATTGAGTCTCTGCAACTGATTGACCTGCGCACAAAGAAGATCCTCGTTAATGTTTTTAACGTTCGGCTCTACATTGCTGAACATGGTATCCAGGATTTCTTGCGCCTCCTGTCTGTTTGTTGCCTCTTTAAGTTTCGGTTCCTCCTCCTCTGGCTTGCCACCTTTTCGGTACTCGTTGCGATAACTCTCAGCAATGGCATCGCCCTTTTCCATCTGATCAGTGATGGAGCGGCTCTCTGATTTCTTTTCAGCCTTCCACTCATCGTATGTCTTGCCATCAATCGCCGACTCGTCACGCAGTTTTTCCGCCTGTGGTGTCAGTCCCGCGACCACCGCTCTGAGCGTGCATCTGCAATTATAGATGAGGAATGGTTCTGCCGTGGGATCTCCAGGATACATGATCTCATATCCGTCAACCTCGAATGGATCACCAACCTTTTGCTTCTGTCCGTCAAGCACTCGATGCTCATGCCTGGTTCGATCATCCAGAGTGGCCCGCCACATCTGCTCCATCTTGATGCCCATGTCCTCGGCACGCTTGTACGAATCCACGCGACCTGCATTCTGTGCGCCAGTGGTCATCGTCCTGGCATTGCGGATGGCGGCCTTCATGTCCGAATCGCCAACCTCCTTTGCAAGCCTCTTGGCAAGCTTTGGAATGCTCTCTCCCTGCAGGATGCCCTGCGTCATGACTGACTGGAGCTGTTGTTTGTTCCATCGCACGGCCTTGCCCTCTGCGATCTCCTTTGATACCTTCTTGCCAGGAGCAGGCAACATTGTCGGATCATCCCTCATCAGACGCTCCACGCTCTGACGATCATACAAGGTGAATGATGTGTCCACCTTCGCGCCTGCCTCAGCCTCATATGTGCCGTAGTTAAAATTTGTGGCATAAACCTCTGGCAGATAATGATTGATCGTACTGTATGCAAGCTGATCAGCATGATACAGATCCTCCGCGACTGTCTGTTTGAGATTTTCCCAACGCTGTCCGACAGCCATCTGACCGATGCGCCACTGATTGTACTGCTCCTTGGTCTTGGTGCCATCCTTGACCCATTCCTGCCACTTCTGATCCTTTAGCGCAAACCGCGCCATGTAGTCATCCAGTTTTGCCTGGATTTCCTTTTCCGCCTGTGTGTACTCCTTTTGTATGCGCTTTTCCATCTCCGCCAGGAGTCTCTCAGTCTCCTCATGCGCAGGATCAGTTTTTCGAACAGCCATTATTCATCCACATCCTCGTCTTGTGTCTCGTCAATCTCACTCGCCCTGGACAGCTCGTCCGCCGCCATCTGCTTGAGTAGGTCATCCGCCTGGTCTCCGTCTCCCAGGATCGTCAAAATCTTCTGCGTGATGTAGTCATCGGGCAGATATGATGCCGCCTGCAGGACTGTGGTCACTTCCTCACTCGTGTTGACAAGCATCGACCTGGTGAATGTCGGCGCATCCTCAATTCCCGCCAGTGCCAGGATGCCCTGCACAAAATCTATCACGCAATATTCGAACTGATCAGCCTTGGCATTCATCGGCTCGTATGCCGCACGGATCTGTGTTGCCGTTGCCGCTCCAGACGCAATTTCCTTGATGTCAAGTGCCATGTAATCATCATACAGATCAGCCTTGATGCGATCCAGGAGTTTCTCCCTGGCCTCATACGGGATGTTGACTGTCACTGCCTCCACATCCTGCCCGTCCATCGGTGCCGCCGCTTTGGTCATCTTCAGTCTCTGCAGGAACTGCGCCAGATCAGCGTCATCCATGCCTCCTGCGCCGCGCACGATCCAGTAAAGCTGTGCATTGTCCAGATCATTCTCAAATCCGTTCTTGATCATGTCATATGCATCGATGCCCTCCTGCAGGCCCACGATCTCACTCTGATGCTGTGGATTGCCCCACATCGGCACAATAGGGAATGACGGATAGTTCTCTCCGTCCATGATCTGCATCCCGTCAATCTCGCTCGTGACGATGTTGACGATGTATGACTTCTTCGCATTCAGCACTCTGCCGTTTGAACTGTTGGCATCCCAGATATAGTCCGTGTATCCGTCCTCTTCATACAAGGTGGCCCGCAGTGGCTTTGACGGATCAACCTGCCACCAACGCACGCCCGCTCTGAGGGAGCCATTCTCCTCATCCCACAGAGGCGCGAACTCAGTCACCTTAAACACCTCAAGATGATCCAGGTTCCAGAATCCGAATGCCACGCCGCCGATCAGTGCATCCTTGCCTGCCTTCTGCAGTCTGGTATCAAAATCCTCGCCCAGGCTCTCCTCCGTGGATGGCTCATTCCATGTCACGCCGTTTCCAAGCAGGAACTGCGTCTGCTGAATGACGAACCTGTCAAAGAAATTGCTCACAACCTTGTGATTCGGGGAATACTTGTCTGGCACGATCTGTCCCGTGACTGTGGTGATGGTCTTTTGATACTGCAGAATCGTCACATTCTGCCTTGCATCATACTTGTATGCCGTGACTGCAGTGCGATACAGATCGCTTGACTGGTGCGTGTTGATGACTTTTCGCACAAAATCAATCTTGGCGGAATCATTCTCGCCAATGGCTTGCAAATCTTGATATGTGATCATGGTCTTTATCTCCTTTGCGCATAAAGAGAATTGATTGTTGAAAACCTGGCGAGCCGTGCGATGGCTCTTTTGCGGTTCCCTCCGCAACAGCGACAAGCTGACAGGATTCCCCTACCAGGCGAAAGGTATCATATGACAAAACAATGAGAAAAGAATTTACATATAAATCGATGGCACATAAATGCCTTTATGGACTGCGATGCGCTTGGTCTTGACAAAATACCTTGTGTCATCCATTGCATGATCGCCGACCTTGAGAGGTTTATCCTCAGTCTCACATGACGCATCCCAGACATATCCCTGCGCCTCCTTGAGCCAGTTCTTGCAGGATGGTGATATCTTGATCTTGCCAGTCTGGATGGCTGATGCCGTTTCTCTGATTCCGTCAAGCACGGCATTGTCTGCAGGCGTAACCTTGTACCAAGATTTCTTGCGTAGCAGAGTGATGAATGATGCCGCTGACGGATCAATGATGGTCTCCATCTTTTCGAGATATGCTCCCTGCTGTTTCTCGCGCTCCTTCATGATCGGCTCAATCAGAGCGTCCAGGGCAACAGCATACTCCTCATCCGTCTTTTGCACTCCAGTGTCGCGGCCCGAATAATAATACTCTCTGATCCGATACCACACCTTGTCATATTTGCCCCACAGACCTGCCGAAAATGCATTCATGGTGCCATAATCGACTGACAGACAGTATTTCTCTGCCTGCGTCTCTGGCTCGCTGTCAATGGCATCCTGGTACATGGGATAGATCAGTCCCTCCGCCAGAGTCCATTCACCTTCGATGTACCTGCCATAGTAGACAGTTCCCGCATACTCCTTGCAGAGGTTCTCAACAAACTCCTTCGGCAGGAATGGATTGTCAAATATCGTGTATTTTTGGATATATGCATCAATGTCGGGCCGATCAATAAACAATTTGAGCCAGTGTCCAGGAGACTCTGGATTGCATGATCCGTCAAACATGGAGTATTCCTTGTCCAGACGCGACTGGAGCATGGCAAAAACCTCTGGATTCCACTTGGCAATCTCGTCTCCATAGCAGTATTTCACGGACATACCCTGGATCTTTGCCACCTGCGTGATCTTCTCCGCGCCCAGGCAATACACATCCTCGCCGCACACCCTCGCGATGTTGCGTCCGTTGATGGTTCCGACAAGACGATCAGTAAACATCTCCCGCATTGGCTGAAGAACATCTCTCTCTATCGTCTCCCTGCTCACGCCCAGGATCAGATTGAGTCCTGGCTTGCCGTGAACCTGGCGCAGTCTGTATGGAATCACCGCATTGACATCCACATATGACTTTCCAGATCGAACCGCGCCTAACCGACCTTAAGATTCCATCTGTAATTCGCATTTCGGATATATTCCAATTGCTTCGCTGAGAACTTAAGCATAGCACCACCTCCTCCCGCTCGGATCGTTTCTAACGCCCGTAATATATCGAGATATGGTGTTAGGTCGCATTCCAAGTTTCTTTCCTGCGGCCTTTACGCTCTCAAATTCATGGACTACTCCATCAGCATCAACCATAAAAACACGCTTATTCATTTTCGAGTGATCGTAGTTTCCGACTCCTGGATTTATAGGTCTTTTATAGTCCTTATCTGCATACTCCCAAATATAACCTTTGTATGTAGCACATCCTTTGCCCAGGCAAGCCTTAGTGATCCCTTTTCGGTTTATGCCCATTATTCTAGCCGCCTCGGATTGTGCGCCGAATATCCTCACGATTTCTCCCGTCTTTGGATCAATCATTTTGACTCTCTGATGATTCGGATGATCCTCGCCTGTTTTCACAATCAATGCATCAGCAGTTTCTCCGCCGCTCGATATATTATATCCACGGCATCTGTCATTCGTGCCATACATAGATATCAATGCTATTTCTGTCTCGCAGGCAATCTCTTTTGATACTCCTGTCAATATCACATCATGCTCGAATCCGTCCCATCCATATTTTTTTATGGCATTTCCAAAAAGTGTGCCTTCATAGCCGCATCCTTTTTGCCATCTCCTTTGCGGATTCTGTCTTGTTATCCCGACATACTTTTTGCCGTTTGTCTTGTTTGTGTGAATATAAACAGAATACTCATTCTGCCTCTGACTTAGCTTTATTAACGATTCCATTTAATATCGCATCCAATCTTGTGATGGCCTCTTTGTCCTCATATTCCACGCTGTCCTTCTGATCCAGGTACTGCTTGCCTAACCAGATGCCCATTGCCGCATTCTTTTCAGCCAGACGAAATTGCGCCCTGCGGAGAGAAACTTTCCCTCGCTCCCTTTTTATCGCAAAAACATCGGAAAAATTCATTCCATACTCCCGATTGCACCATGCATTCAATGTTTTGTCCGTCACATCGAACCATGCACAAATCTCCGTGTATGTGCATTGCAGAGCGCAGAGCTTTTCGAATTCAGTTTTATCTATTTCTTTTTTAGGTCTGCCGCCTGGCATACAAATCACCTCAGTTCTTCGGGCAATAGTCATCATGAAACAAATAAATCATAAAATAGACTTACTCTATTTAATCATATCACACATTTTCAGAAAACACAATATGTTGTGGTCATATTTTTCCGCCAACACAAGATGTAGTGGTCTGAGCGTGAAAACGATCATAATCGCGCAGGTCACGCCTCATGCGCTTTAAGGCTTTTTCGTAATCACGCCGCAGGCTCTCCGAATCCGTCCTGGCGATGGCATCACGCAGGCGATCCATCTCTGAGACAAAGAGATCACGCATCTTGTCCATCACTGCCCTCCGTGAGGCGCACGGCCTGTTTTCCAGTGAGATTCTCCCAACGCTGAAGAATGATGTCGCAGTAGTGAGTGTCAAGCTCGCACATGAAGCATCTGCGGCCCGTCTGCTCGCAGGCAATCAGTGTCGAACCACTTCCTCCAAAGATGTCCACGATCAGATTTCCCTTTTTGCTGTATCTGTTAAGGAACCATCCCGCCAGTTTTGCAGGCTTCTGAGTAGGATGATGTCTTTTGTGATCAAACTCCTGCTCCGTGCCGAACACGCCCGCCCATTTCACTCTGGCAATGTCGCGCTTGTGCTTCTTCCTGCTCCAACACAACTCAAAGCAGGAGCCATACATTTTATCTGAGGAATAATCTTCCTCGATGTTGTCATTGCCATTTGCCCTCTTGTCCCAGACGATCCAGGAACCATCGTTTTTATTGGGCAACAACTCCGCATAGTAGTCAGCTCCCCACATGAACATCTCGTCTGCATCGATGGCAAACACTGCATTGATCATCTCTGGATGGAACTCGTCCACCTTGCCCTGGTCATACTTTTTTCCGCCAGTGAATCCCTTTTCCTTTGCGAAATCAAGGTGATTTTTCATGTCACTGTAGTCCGTGTCAAGGTTCATGCCATATGGCGGATCAGTGAAAACCATATCGGCCTTCTGCCCGTCCATCAGCTTTTCAATCACGTTCACATCTGTGCTGTCACCGCAGATCAGTCTGTGATCGCCCAACTGCCAGATGTCTCCCAGATAACACCTTGCCTCAATTTCCTCTGGCATCTCGTCCTCGACAACCTCAACCTGCCCCTCATCGTCATCAAGGATGCTGAAACCGAATTTTGTCATGTCGATGTCAAGGATGTCATCAAGTTCATCTCCCAGGAGATCAAGATCCCACTCCGACTCGTTTGTCTTTTTGTCCGCCAGACGCAGGGCATTGATCTGCTCATCCGTCAAGCCATCGGCATAGACGCACGGCACTGACGCGAGCTTGAGTTTCTTCGCCGCCAGGAGCCTGCCGTGACCAATCACCACCACATTGTCCTTGTCAATCACGATAGGCTGTTGCCATCCAAACTCCTTGATGCTGTTGGCAATGTGATCCACCTGGTCAGCGGGATGCTTTTTCGCGTTTTTCTTATATGGTTTCAGATCCTTAATTTTCAGTTCCTTGATTTCCATGCTGTCCTCCCGTTTTTTCGGCATTGCGCTCCTCGCAAACCTTTTTATATTCCTGCACGATGATGTGCGTCTCTGCCTCCGCCGCGCTGATCTTGTGCTTCTGGCAGTACTTCTCAAGATACTCCTCGAAATCGCCCTTTTTAGTCATCTGCAATCAATCCTCCCTCGCTATCCTCGTCATCGTATGGCGGCATTCTCGGCACCAGGATCGGCACAACATTTCCGACCTGGCACCCTTTAGCCTTCAGCAGGTTTCTTGCTCCCTTGGCATTGTTGAGCGTGTCATACACTAGCAGATTGTGCCACAGGTCAATGGGATGCACACCGATGAATCCGTCCGTCTGCTTGATGTAGTCCATCGCCTCGCGCATGATCTTCTTCTTGCCAAGCATCGGAACAACCCTGCCAACACCGATTGCGAATCTGATGTCCTCATATGGTTTCTGTATCTTCCTGCATCCCTCAATCATCTCGTCCATGTCTGGATATTTATTCATCGTCATCCTCCTCTCTCGGAACAATCACGGGCATATTTAAAATGTCTTGCCTGTTAGCACACACATGACCATCCACGCTCCAATTATCAAACGCTATTTTGTTACGGTCAATCAAATCGCCATGCTCAGGTGGAATTTCAATCAACGGACAATCTTCATCACGCTTATCTCTAATCTGCGTTACATCCTTTCTTGTTCTTCCACACACTCCCAATTCGTCATAATGGTTTATGTATAAAAGAAACTGACATGTTCGACAAACCATTGGCATTTCCATGCCTTTAATCAATACGCTCATTCTGCGTCACCCCCGTTCGTCATAAATGTTCCGCAATTCGGGCAATACTGATATTTATAATCAATCAACTCAACCCACTCGCCCTCATCACCTATCTTTTTACATCCGCATTCTGAACACTTATAGCCTCTGAATTGCCCCTTATCATCAATTCGCGTTATCCACACGCCCGATTCGCTTCTGTCCACGGCAATAATCTTAACATTCTCCGTTTCAACCCTGTCACCATGCAACACCAATTCAGCCTTGACGGGCGGCTTGTGTTCCACGGGATAGTCATATTCAACCAATGCTATGAATTTCATTCCGTCACCTCCTGTTTGCCAATTAGCACAAGCACAAGACCACATTTTGTATAACGCAAATATTGTTCGTTTGTATAACACTTAACGATATATCCATGTGGCTTTCCACTTCCGTCACTATAACCTAAATAGAAATAATACTTTTTCATTTGGTCACCCCCTTTAAGTGCTCGTTGATGATATGCAATATCTGCGATTTCTCTTGACTTAGCACACTTGCGACAATATCCTCAATGTCTTTCTCCGTATTCCCCTTGATGATATATACAACGCAAAGGTTGCCATACTCCGTTATTTCTGCCTTGACTTTTTCCCACGCCTCAAGGGAGCGGATTGCCATATCAAGGGATTCAAGTCCGTCCGCGTATTCCTGTGTTTCGTGACCATAGCCATCTTCTGCGTAAATATCATCGCGTATGGTATTTATGTTATCAATCGCTTCTGCTACTGTCATTCATTCTCCTCCATCTTTGCCCCGCATGACGGGCAATACTTAAAAAAGGATTTTGCATGGTTCCCAATCGGAATAGTGTTTCTGCATCTGGAGCAGTGCCAGTTCCCGATTCTAGGATTTGCATCATACTGCACCCAATACATATGCCCAGATTTCTCATTGACTGATGGCAAATGATATAAAGCATAATATGCAGGGCATTTATTGATGCAATCATATACTGGACATTTGTCGCACATCGCATCCATCGCCGCCTGTCTGCTGATTAAATCATTCATTCCTCACCCTCCTGCATCTTCTTCAAATACTCCTTGCTAGTAAGTATTTTCTTCTGGAATCTCGCAAGAATTTTATCATACTCAGAATCGGTGATTACTCCGTGAATCCGTGCGGCAACTATGCCAAAACCGACCTTGTTGACAAATTCCGCATTCTCTCCATATGTGAATCCTTGATGATTTGCTTGTGTTTCATAATCGTCTGCCAATGCCCCGTGATGAAATTCAATGATCATTCACTCTCCCTCCTTTTTCTCATAAAACTCACACTTTTTGGCGTGGCTCCGCGTTGTTTCGCCATCTCTGATGACAAAAAGCAATTCCTCATTCTCGTTAATGTATGTCGCTATGCACTCTGCCATAAACCCTCTGATACCTTTGCACTTCTTGCAATCCTTGCAATCCCTGCCTGTCATTAGTTCTCCTCCATTTCTCTCTTCGCAAATCCACAATAGAAATTCATTTCTCTGAAAACCTTGTCATTATAATTGCGCTCGCACATACCAGAGCTTTTCGCATAATGCACACAATCACTGCACCGAATGACATCCTGCAGACTGACTGATGGCATATCATGGATCATCTCATCTGCCAGATCCAGGGCATCATTATATGCATATTCATCTTGAGTTTTGGGATTCTTCACATACAGTTTTTTGATCTCACTGATCGCCGCTTGTCTGCTGATACAATCCTCACAATGCTCCGTCTGCAAGGCTTCGATTGCCAACCTTACACAATCAGCTTCGCAATGGTCTGTTCCTGTCGTTCCGTACAAATTGCATTCTTCACACACAGCCTCGTCAATTAGGGCTCGTAAGCAATGCAATACATTTTCTTTTTCTTCCCGTGTCATTCCTTATCCTCACTTTCCTTAATCATCATCTGGCAGGAAGTAACCTCCGCGGCTTTTCTTTGCTCCAACAACGATTGCCATGATAATCACTCCAAAAATTCCACCGATGATAAAACCGATGCAGAATGCTATAAATACTTCCATGTTAGTCCTCCTTTTCCTCCAGATCATGCATCAGAACCACCCATGCGGCATACAGGCTGAGTGCAAGCACACCCACGCCAATCGTGATGATGATACACAGAAAAATCATCATATACAACTCAAACATCGCTATTCCTCCATAATGATCATGTCTATCCCCATTGCATAACCAAACTCGCGACAAGCTCCAGGCGAATTCCGCCAACCCTGCATCATGTAGATCGCTTCTGCCTGTTTGAGCATACAAAAACACATATCCATGTATTGCTCATAGGTGGTATCTGGCGGCAGGCATCCGTTCACGCGAGCAGGATTGATGACCGAATGTCCCTGCTCCGTCAAGCGGGCCTCTACTACCGCAAACCGCTCCATATAGTCCGTTGTGCCAGTGATCTTGCCAGATATGTATATTTTCACTCGCTGATGTCCTCCTTCGTCCCGACAATCACGGCCTTTTCCTTGCGCAGATGAGACCACCTGCCAGTGCAGGTGCATTTCCACACATATTCCTCTTTCAAACCAAGGAACTGGCCTGCCTCCCTTGCGCCGACAAGATCACACGCAATCGGGATCTCGTATGCGTCATTTGTTACGATGTTGTAAAGATTTACTTTCGGCATCTTAATCACCTCTTTTCATCCAATCCATGATCGTGATCTGCGTTGCGGGAATGTCCTCCCAACCCACGCCGATGTAGTCAAGCACCTTTCCCCATCCGTACTGTTCGCCCGTCACGGGATCCTTGACGCATCGCTTCATCCAATACTCCCACTCGCCAGGATTGTCCTCGCGCAAACGATCAAATCTGTGTGGTCTTTCTTCCAGATGGATTCCGAAACCGCACATGGAACACCCCGTCCTGTTGGCTCGCGTGGTATAATAATCTCCGTTGGGATGCTGTTTGATTTCTCCGTATGCCGTAGGAATGATGCTCTCGATCGGTTTGTACGGGATCACTTTTCCGTCCTTATCTCTGCTGTATGGCTGTTCAAGATACTGTTGCTCAAATATTTCCAGGTGATTGTGATACCACTTGTCCATCTCCAGAGCCAACCGAAGGATGTCGTTCCGCATGAATATTGCGAAAGGTGCCGATCTCATGACCGTGGCCCCATAATAATTGCAACCATGCTCCACAAGTGCCTCCTCGCGTTGACCACCCTCTGATGCCATCATTCCAAGATACGGATACGACTTGTGATCCTTCGCCCAATCATCGCACGGCTTTTCTTTCAGCCAATAACAGCAATCGTTGCTGACAAGAAAATCGGGCTTCTCGTAGTGTACGCCCTCGTTTTCGTTTTCGTATCCGCCAAACTTCTGCAACCATTTCTGCGGGAGCTTCATGCGACTATTCTTTGCAAAATGTCCTAACTCTCCGCATTCTCCCGTGATGATGGCATGGCGAACAGTCTTGTTGTCCTCCGTTGGGTGTTGGAGTAGGTCAATCTTTCCCGCAATACGCTTGCTTATGACTGGAAATCCGCACTCCTGCAACACTTGTGCCTTTGTTTTGTAAGGCTTTATGATTTCCAGGCCAAGGGCTTTGTGTACGGCTTGATTTCCTTTATCTTCCAAACTTGATACGCTGATTCCAGGAGAATTGATCCCGATACTTCTAAGCCAGACAAAAAGAGTGATGGAATCTAATCCGCCAACGCTTACGTGCGTCGTATATCCTCTCTTTTCCATTTCAATCAGAAACTCCATCGCCTTGCCCGTCTGTCGTTCAAGTTTAACCTCATAATCAAGTGATTGCAGTTCTGAAAAATTCCTTTTTTGGTCTTGCTTGGCTTTCCGCCACGCATTCTGCACAAACTCTGGAGCATCATCGGAAATCTCGCTTACAGGCTCCTCAAACAATGTCATCTGTCTATCTTCCATGCCGTCCTCCTAATCACACGAATCACCAGTGACATACTCGATGAAAAACTCCCCGTTCTGCTCAACAGGATTGCATCCATATATGCCATATCCGCAACGCCAATCCACATATGCCTCTGCCAACATAGCAGACACTGCGTCCGCGTGATCCATTTTCACAAGTTCCTTGTATCTCTCCTCACTGATCTTTTTGATCCTTTTTACCATTTTTTGTCTCCTTTCGTTTTTTGTAGACGATCAACGCCCCGCACAATCCCCTGCAGAGATAATCAATGGCCTCGCCGTGAACCTTGTACTTGTTTCTTAATTCAACAAACTCGCGCTCCAGGTGGCCCATGAGATACTCATCCAAAGGAATGAACATATATCTGATCTGTATGTTGTAAATATCCTTAAATAACTCTTTTATGATTTCCTTCTCGTCCATGCATACACCTCTCAATCTGTCATTTCCGTGACGCTTGTGACGCTTTGTGACGCTTTAAAACTCAATTTGCGTCACACAAAAAACCCTTATTTTATAAGGCTTTGAGCCATGTATTTTCATTTTGTGACGCTGTGACGCTAAAAAAGTATGTCTCATACGCGCGGAAAAAAATATCCAACTTTCCATATTTTTTTTTGCCGTATATAAAGACTATGTTTTCCTGCGTCACAAGCGTCACAGCGTCACATTTTTCATGCAAAAGGCAAGTCTTTCATCAAATCCTCGTCAATTTTAATAAAATCATCCTTTTGAATTTGGTCATTTTCTCCTCGTGACATCTTCAGCCAGACGCATCGCGGGGAGCTGTCACCGAATCGGCAGGATTTTGTCGGATCACCTTTTGCGTTTGTCTGGATCAAATCTTCCTTTTTTGCCCACTGCAGAAACATCTTGTCAGAAAAATTGCCTCGCTCGCACATCCTGTTGAATGCCGTGCGGATGATGATCGCATATCCGTCCTCAATCTTCCCCCAACACTCGCCCTTGTAGTTCCCTTCGTCATCTGGCACGAACCTGTTGGAATTGACTGCAATCTCTGACAGAATAAAATCATAGGCCCGCTCATTCTCTGACACATCTTTCCTGCTTTTAAGCTGTCTGACGCATTTTTCGATGTCAAGGTACACTCCATCTTGAAAGATGGTATCTGTCGCGATCTTGTCTGCCGTGAGCAGGACAGCCAGAGGAATGATCTGCTTTTCTTCCTTTTCGTCTCCCATATCCTCCGCCACTGACTTGATCTTGGTCAGATACTCTTGATAGATGGCTTTGATCTCGTCCGCCTCCATGCCCTGGATTGTCCGCACGAATTTCTCTCCCGCCCAACCATAATGATTGTTAATGATCGACACAACCCTGTTGCCATTCTGGAAGATGCCGCCCTCATCCATCTCAAAATCGAGTATTCTGTTGATGGCACCTCCGCGCATCGTCTCAGTGGCAAGCGGCCTTTCGATGTTTGTAAGACAGATGTTCTGCCAGGTGGCAATCTTATTGAGTCCCAGATTGATGTTGGATCGCCCTTTGCCTCTGCCAGAGCAGATCATGTAAACAAGATCCGTGAATCCGTCTGCATACTTGTCTCTGGTCTTTGACAGATCATCCAAGACCAATGGCAGGTGATTGAGCGTGTTTTCTTTCCTCTCAAATCCGACCATCGTGTCCGTGGGATCCGCCATGTATGAATGTTCCGTTGACGGACTCGCCCAGATGGATGTCGCAATCATGATTGACACAGTTTTGCCTCCGCCAGACGCTCCATAAATATTGAGTATGAATGGCAGGATATTGAGCGGTTTTAGCAGGATTGATGCAAATGCGCCTGCCATGTAGAGTCTTGGCTCATACCTGCCGCCCTTCCGAATCTCCAACACAAGAGATTTCCATTTTTCAAAGTCCCCGCATGGTTCCAGGCTCTCGCACAGCTCCCTAAACTGCTCCTGTGCGTCAAACTCGATGTTTTGGTCATACGGCATAAAGTCCTCGCCGATCCATCCAAACTTGCTTGTTGATACGCCCCTATCGATGCTAAACATATTTAGATTTTCAAGGTCTGACAGATATCGCACCAGGAGCTTTGCGCTCTCTGATGTGACTGATATGCCTTTGTCTGCCAGAGCCACGATCTTGCTCGCAGATGCGATCACGCCCTTGTCAATGGTGATCTCGCGCCACTGGAAACTCCCTTTTCTGAATGCCAGGCGAACCTTTTCGTTGCCAGACTCAGCATTGGTGAGCGTCTTGGTGATCAATATCGGATGATAACAGGCGATGTGCTTGCCGAACATATCATATCCGCACACGCCGTTCTGATCCGCCACCCACGCACCGCAGGCAAGTTCGTGACCATCGTCAAAGTAGTCAAATGACGTAAAATTGTCGTTTGGTGGTGGCTGAGTCTGCGCCATCGCTTTTCTGCTTTTTTCAATCTGCCGCTCCATTTTCTTCCAGGCATTGACGATCATGTCAAACTTGCTTGCGCACCTCAGAGCCATCGCCCTGTCACGGAGAGCAATCAGCAATTTTGTCCTTGTGACCTCGTTTGCCTCATCGAAAACCTCATTCATGACATCATCTGACAGGAGTTTCTTTTCATTGTCTATTTTTGCAATTTCTTCAACTGTCATGATAATTTCCTCTTAATTCATTGTTGATTTCCTCCAGAGCTATTAAATCTCGCTCAAATCCGTTCACGGCCCTGCACCATGCGTCAGAAAAAACCTCCATGTGATCTTTTAACAACCTGTTCTCATGCAGGCTCTGCAGAACCATTTTCTTTTGCTCAATCAGCCTCTTTTCGCGCCGTATTCGGCTCTCCTTTGCCTTTTGTAGCTTGTAGTGGTATAAATCACGCTCTCTGTCCGTTTTGGTCTCATATGAGCCTCCCAGACGCTTGAATGCATCCTTGAAAGAACAATGTTCCATCTGTTGCACGAAACTGAAGATGTCACCATTTGCGCCGCAGGCATGGCAGTGAAAGTCTTTCGGATAGATCTTGCATGATGCGGTTCTGTCTCCCTGGTGGAATGGACAGTGGATGAATCCCGCCCGATTTTTTCTGATGCCGTACATATCAAGGATGTCCTGCATGGAATACTGTTGCTTGATTTCCTCGACTGTCATATGGGCAACCTCATCTGTTCAAAGTCCACAGATTCCTTCTTGCATTCCTCGCAGTATTTTCTGCACTCGATCACCACCGATGGCACGGCCTTGTATGCATATGCGTCATCCTCTTGCCACATCCCGATGATTCCGCGCCTCGAATATCTCACATTGTTGATGGCCTGTATGCTTGACACAGCCATTGTCCTTGCGATCTCGCTCCCGTACTTATACACAACATATTCAATCGGTTTCTTCTTCATCTGCGCCTCCTAACAGTTCCACGATCCGTCTGCCAGTCTCGCCAGGATCACAGAACTCAAACTCCACGCCATATCTTTCCATCTGCGTACTGAGAATTTTATACAGATGCTCGCCCCTCATGGCCTTGGTCTCGAAGGTCTGCCACTTTCCGTCAACATACTCTCTGACCTTGCGTCTCGGATTCTGCCAGAAGATCACATCCTCCAGGCAGGTGATGCCGTGACCATGCTCGCACAGTATGATGATCTTGATGCCCAGTTCCCTCGCACGGATCAGCTCCGCGCGGAACCGCTCATGCTGTTGGCAGACATTCCCGCACAATTCCTGCAGGTCTTTTTTCCGATCAATGCAGAGTCTTGGATTGTCCATGCTCTGATAATCGCCGCAGTACATTTTTGATTTGAACCACTTCACTCCCATAGATTCAATTTGCGGAATAATACGATTCAATTCTTTTTGTTTCTCGCGAGAATCGATTTGAATGATCATGGTATTGCCTTCCATACTGCGTCTTTTGCAGTCCATCCTTTTTTTAATCTCGAATGTATTGTTCCACTTTTAATGCCAGATATACGCGACCATTCAGCCATTGTGTGTGAAATCCCATCTATCATGAGTACGCGATTATTTCTCTTGTTATTTGCTTGCTCTTGATATGAAACCCATCTGCAGTTCTCTGGTTCGTAATCTCCATACACATCAATTCTGTCTAGTGTTAATGAATCGGTGTACCCATTTTGAAACGCCCATGAGAAAAACGTTTTTTTATCATGCAACCATTCATCACACACTGTCACGCCCATTGCTCCGTAATTCTTAAAACGATTGTTTTGATGGTGATAACATCTACTCACCATCCCTTTATAAATATTGTCGATCCTTGTGTGAGATAGACCATGTTTATAATGATTGCCATTTCCTATTGGTGCGCCACCTGCCATTTTTTCCTCCTATACAAAAGGCAAATCCTCATCGATGGTGTCTGGAATGTTCATAAATCCATCATTTGCGCCGCCGTGTGTCTGTGCCTGCGTCTGGCCCTGCTGTCCGCCGTTCTTGCTCTCCGTGAACTCAACGTTCTCTGCAATCACCTCTGTGGTGTAGTATGTCTGCCCGTCTTTTTCATATTTCCCCGTCTGAATCCGTCCCTGCAGTCCGATGCGCATTCCCTTGTGAAAGTACTTTTCCACGAACTCGCCAGTCTTGCCAAATGCCTTGCAGTTTATAAAGTCCGCATCTGGCTGACCTTCCTGCTTGAATCTTCTGTCGCAGGCAACGCTAAAACTCACGATCACACTGCCGCTGTTGGCATTGTATGTCTTGGGATCTGCTGTCAGTCTCCCAACCAATTGCACTGAATTCATTTTTTCTCCTCCTGTTTTGCCTTGATATCATCAATGTGTTGCATCACATTCGCGTATTTTTTCTTGGTCATCTTCTCAAGAGCATCGAGCTTGTAAAGGCTCTTGACTGTCTCCTCGTTGATGCCCTTGCCGCTCAGAACCTCTCGCAGAGTGGTCAGATCCTTGTCAGAGATAATCTCGTCCTCCTCCTTCGGCTTCTGACGCTTGGGAGCGGGATCTGGACTGTCCGCATCTGGATCGCGCATCTCCTCCGTGGGGATGCAGAACACCTGGAAACAGGCGTACTTGAATGCGATGCTCATGGCCTTGTTGGTGGCCTTGTCTCCGCTGTCCATGCCCTCACCGATGACCACGGCAGTCACATTTGATCCATCCTCTGCATAGAATGTGTATTTCATCTTGCAAATCGAGTAGATCAAAAGGCCGCCCTTCTGCGTGGTGCGCTCCTCCCTGGTCTGCTCCATGACCTCTGGCACCACAAAGACCTTGTATTTTGTCAGCGCAGGATTGATGGCATTCATCACGGCATCAACACCGCGATACATGAATCCTTGTTGCTGATTGCGACTGTTCTTGCCGATGGCTCCGATCTCGCCCATCACGGCAGATATTGATTCGTAAATATTCATCTTGATCCTCCTACTTCATAAAATGGCAACCCGCAAATCCATTCGCAGGTTCACTTGATGGACAGGTGCGTGCCTCTCGGCTCAAAGTGCGCCCATGCGCAGGTATCGCCCTCTCCCAGGCTCTCAAGGAATGATCTGATGCCATCCGTGTCATTCTGCGGAACCATCTTTACAAACTGGCTCGGCACCTCGCCCGTTATCTTGAGCGGCATCTTGCCGCCGTTGCCTGCAACTTTCAACTTGAAAAGGCCCGCCGTGAGTCCGTTCTTGTCATCATGTCCAGTGGCAACCATTGCCTTCATCAGAGCCTCTTTCATGCGCTTGGCATTGTTCTCGCAGATCGCCCTTTTCTGGCTGAACCGCTCCTCTTCCTTCTTGTATGCCTCTGCGTCAGCCTCAAACTGACGGATCACCATGCAATATGCCTCTGCCTTCTGCTCAAGTTCGTACTGGATTCCGTCAAGCGTGTCCTGGATGGCCTGTGCATCCGTTTCGGGATCGCTCATCCACTCCATCAATGTCACATATTCATTTGTCAGATTGTATAAAGATGCCATGTCCTGCTCCTTTCCATTCTCTCAATATTTGCCTTCCGCCTCTGATCAGTGGTCTTTGGCAGGATGTGAAACTCAACCTCTGCGCTTCTGCAGTCATCGCATACTCCCTGCCGCAGATCGCCAGGATCACAATTCGCGCCGCACACTCTGCATTCGCTCATTCCGTCTCCTTTCTGTCCAGGGCAAAGAACTTGAATCCGCGATACATAAACGAAAAGCAAGTGAATCTGTCATCACGATCATCCTCAACGATCTCTGCACCGACATAAAATGCCATATTGGTGATTTCTTCCTTGTCGCTTTCCCTACCGAAATCAAGGTGAATCTCCATGTCAGAACTCAATCCGATATAGGATGCATATTCCTGTCCGCCGCCATCACAAAGCGTCCGAAGCATCCGCATCTGATACCATTCCTCAATCAGTTTGTCCATCCAAGCAATCACTAATTCCTTTTTCATTGACATATCCTTTCCGTGCGTGTTACAATAAAGACACACACTTGCTACAGTGTTTACAGATCATGTCGGTGCCTCCCAAAGCGCGTCATGGTCTGTTTTTCATTTCAGATACCTTTCGAGCAAATCTCCTCACCCGAATCCTCTTGAGCCTGCGATCCTTCAGCCATGATTCAAACGATGTTATGATGATAAAAATCACCAGGACAATCGCCGCCGTGATCAAGGGCCTGTCTGATGCCTTGTCAAACTCCCAGAAGTCCATGCCAGTGATCAGAATCGCGGATAAAATTGATATGATTAAGTTTTTCATTCAAATCCCTCCTCACAATCTCATAAATCTCACGATTTCTTCATCCGTGGCATTGACTGCCTTGAAAAAACACAGCAGGTCTCGATAGGTGATGACTGACTGATCCGAACCCTTGATCTTCAACTTTGCAGATACGGCAGTCTGACCGATGCCCAACTCCCTCGCAAGGTCTGCCTGGCTGACATCCTCCTCCGCCCGCCTGCCCTTGTGCCATCTGCGGAACGCTGAGATCCTGCGCTCGTACTCGTTGACATAAATCTTCGGCATTAGCTGTCACCTCCCTGGCTGATGAAAAACTCAATCGGGACATCGAAATACGCCGCGATTTTTGCCAGTTTCTCAATCTTTGGTGCGCTCCTGCCTGTACTCCAATCCGTAAAGGTCGATTTATTGATGCCCGTATCAACTGCGACACGATAATCAGTCACGCCCTTTTTGTCTCGAAGTTCGACATACTTCTGATACATAAATAATCCTCCTTTCCGAACTTTTTGTTGCAATTAGTTCTGATTTCAGTTATAATAGAAATCACCACAATCCCTATTAAATCGAGTTATGATATCAGAACCTCACAAGACCATAATAATACTGATTTCATAACTTGTCAATACCATTTTGTGCGGATTTCAGAACTTTTGATGGAGATGATGAGATGACATCTTATGAAAAGTATTGTTTGTTGAGAGATAGCAAGAATATAAAGGATTCAGATGTGTCCAAAGCCACGGGCATAGGAAAATCGACCTTTTCTGACTGGAAATCTGGCAGAAGCAAGCCAAAACAAGACAAGGCCCAGAAGATTGCAGATTTTTTCGGTGTGTCTACAGATTATTTTTTTAGAGATGATGTTGATATTGAGAATACTATTGTCATGAATCCGACTGTGCCGCAGGATGCGTATGATCGTTGGGAGAGGTATCTGCAGGCTCCTGCCGACATTCAGCAGGCAATCGACCTACTTCTAGGATATGAGAAACCATCTGTCTGACATCCTCACTTGCTTGAGCATACAACATGATAAAATCATCCTTTGTCACGGCACTGTCCTCCGATCTGCTTGATATGATCATCATATCACTGCCGCTCCAGGGAGAGAAGTTCCACCAGTGAAAAGTCCGTTTCATTTATAAAACAGGAGAAAACACCATGACAAACACCAGAGAAATCATCATGAAACTGAAAGAGGTTCGTGCAGAGAAACAACTGTCCCTGCAGGACATCCTCAATCTGATGGAGCAAAATGGCGATTATTCATCCAAATCCACGCTGTCCCGCATTTTTGCTGACGGATCAGAGGAGAAACACTTTAAATATGATGAAACGATCCGTCCCATCGCCAAGGTACTCCTGGACATCGAGACAATAGATGCAGACGATACGGCAGATGAGCAGGCAGTGAAGGCAATTCTTAAATACAAGATTGAGCGCATCAAGGAACTGGAGAGCCAGGTGCGCGAACTAAAGGATCAGCTTGCCTATGAAAAATTGCACTATCATGAGAAACTGGAGAAGGAGCGGCAGAAATTTGACTCTATCATAGATTTTCGATCAGATCAGATCGCGAAAAAAGACGCGAGAATTGACAGCCTGCTTGATATGGTCAAAAAGCAGATGGAAAGATGCGAAAACTGCAGGTTTCACAAAGAATAGGAGGATGGCATGGATTTTATTTTGGGAATGTTGGGAATTGCCGTGCTATGGCTCATCGGGAGTGTCATCACATATGTTGCCATTTGCGCAATAATTAATTCCACCAAAGGAGATGACGCACTGGACATTATCGAAAAGAATAAAACAACCAATATTGTCATTGCAATCATTGTCGGACTCATCTTCGTCCTGGCCTTGTTCGCAAAAAGAATGGGATTTCTATGATGTAAAAACATAAATCAACAAAAGGAGGATTTGCGTATGGTATGCCCTAAGTGTCAAAGTCAAAATGTAACTACTCAGATTGTGCAGGACATCAAGATCAAGAATCAGCGTCATGGAATCATTTGGTGGCTCTGTATCGGATGGTGGTGGATCCCCATAAAATGGCTTACATTCACCGTTCCTGCGCTCATTTTTGCCATCTTTGGAAAGAAAAAACAGCAATTATACACCAAAAACAAGACCATGTGCGTATGCCAGAATTGCGGCAACACCTGGAAAATTTAATGGATGGAGATATTGCGTATGATAACTTTAGCAGTGACATATATAATTTTGGCTGTTATTTACACTGCCGTATGGTTTGCGTTTTTATCTGTGTTATGCCTTGTGTTCGACGCAATGCGCGGGAAAAAACCAGAAAAGCCATCAGTCAGATTGACAATAATCATTATTATGTCAATAATTTTGGGCCTTATATCGCCCATCATAACATTTTCAATACTATTCTGATAAAAAAAGGCTCCCTGTTTTCCGCAGGGAGCCAATCCATAAAGAGGATTCACCATGACCATCGAAAAGCTCTCATCTGGATCATATCGCGCATCCGTCATGAGGAATGGCAAGCGATATCGGATCACCTTTGACCATAAACCGACTAAGCGCGAGGCAGAGGATGCCCTAAATGCAAAAATGGCATCAGAGAGTGACCATCCGCACGGAACGCTCACATTCTCCGATGCCTGCGACAAGTATATTGAGATGAAATCAAACGTGCTGTCACCCAACACGATACGCGAATATTCTCTGACAAAACACAGGCTCTCTCCGTGGTTTATTGCCATGCACATCGACAGCATTGATCAGATCGCCATCAACAGGCAGATCAATGAACTGTCTGCAGATCACTCACCCAAGACAGTACGCAATTATCATGGCTTTATTTCGGCGATTTTAGGCACTTTTCGTCCAGAGATGAAGATTTATACCACACTGCCGCAAAATCGCAAAATAGAGCCATATATGCCCTCTGACGATGATGTCAGACGCATCCTGGAAGAATTGCGCGGCTCTGAGTATTACATTGCCACGATTCTTGCCTGCCACGGCCTTCGGAGAGGAGAACTGCTCGCCCTGGAGCCTGCTGATGTCGATCCAGATGGAACAGTTCACATCAACAAGGCCCTCGCCATTGATTCTGGCAGAAAAAAGGTGATCAAGTCCACCAAGACCACGGCATCGGAACGCGACATCTACATTCCTGCAGAGATCGCCGCCATGATCCATGCCCAAGGATATGTCTATAAACGCAAGCCAGGCGGGATCACCGAAAAGCTGAATGCTGTGCAGGACAAACTTGGAATCCCTCGATTCTCCATGCACAAACTCCGCCACTATTTCGCCGCAAAGATGCTCACTCTGACTGATGCCCAGACCGCGCAGGCCCTTGGCGGATGGAAAACGGATGCCGTGATGCGATCCGTGTACGCATACTCCATCAAAGAGGAGCAGGAGCGTGCCAAAAGACTCGCCGTGGAAAGGCTCAAGCAATCAATCCTCTGACAAAATTGCCCAAGGATTGCCCAAGAGAAATCGCAAACCCCATTCAATACGGGCATTTATTGCAATTAGTGACATTTTCGAATCCTGTCACCCCGACTCCATAAAGAAACGCAGTAATTTGGCGGATTGCCCTTGATATATAGGCTCTCCGCCACTTTTGTTTCTCAAAATTTTACCACTCACAATGGTATCATATCACGCAGATTGGATAAAAATTGCCCAAGAATTGCCCACGGCAGACCATAAAAAAGAGAGAGCCTAAGCCCTCTCCTCCTCCTGGTTGATGATGCCATAATCTTCTCGCACGGCACGCTCCAGGAGATCCCGCACATACTGAGGAGCATTGCCCTTGCCATTCTCCCAATCCTCAGCCGTTCTGACGGGGATGCCATATCGCCTGCACATCTCTGCCCTGGAGATGCCTGCCAGTTTTCTGATTTCGCTGATTTCCATTTTCATCCCTCCTTTTTTTGCTTTGCACATATCAACCTAAATTCACAATTCGGAAAAGTGTTGCGCATATATGTTCGATACTCCAGCACCCTTCCAAACACATTGCTATTCTCTGCGAAATCCTGTTCATGATCATGCTTTACTTTTCCAATGCCATCAATTATGACCTCGCTCGTGATCTCAAATTTCATTGCTTGTCCTCCTTGATTTGATGTGCCATCGTTACCTCCGTGGCGGGCCTCTTGTTTAGTAACCCCATTTTGCAAGCCTTCTGTCGATTCTCTCTGTGATAAAATCCTTTCCCGCGAATCTCAGATGCTTTTCAGTTCCCTTGTCAGCTCTGCTCATCACTTCGCTGTAGATGATGTTGATCAGCGTCTCATGATCCTGTGCTAAAAATGCTTTGGCTTCTTCGTATTCCTTGTCACCCTCTGCGAAATCTTCGAGCTGATTCTCATATCCGCCGATGTAATCACTCATTGCCTCACAGATAAAATCGAATGCCTGTCTCTGGTGAGCGTCCATTTCTGATCTTTTCATGTTGTGTCCTCCTTTATTCAATGGTGTATTGTCATCTTCTGATTATACTATACCACGATATTCGTGGATTGTCAATACTTTTTCCACGATATTCGTGAATTTTTGCAAAAAAAGAGTGACAGCCTCGAAAGACTGCCACCCTTCTTTATTAAATTTTTCGCATAACACCATCATACAATCTCGGATTGATCACGGAGAGCGTCTCCATCAGCTCCTCCATCAATAGCCATGCCTCATGATTGTCTTTGGTAGAAATAGCTCTCAAGAATTCAGAGTCCCCATGCCTGCCTACCTTGGCATCTTCGCTAGGGCCTGCCGTATCTCCAGAATAAGACATCATGATCGGCTCATCTGATGGATAGAGATGATCAAGCACAGTATAAATTGCCGCCAAACGCTCGCAGTTCTGAATTGTGTGCTTTCCGTCAGTTAATTCGTTGATTGCATCGATCAGTTCAGCCTTGGTGAACACTCGCCTCACCACCTAATCGCGCTCCGCCTGCTTCTTCCACTCCTGCACCATCCGCCTCGTGTGTTCGTCTGGCGCAGACATTTCAAGATCGCGCAGGGATTCCATCATGTCGCGACTGTATCTGCCAGAATAATCTGCATGATAACCATCGTTTGAGTATCTCCCTCTTGAGTCTCTCCTGGCATACGCACCGCGCCCTCTTGCGCCAGAATATCCGTCATAATCGTCCATTGCCTGGATCGTCTCGATGGATTTTAGGCTGTGCGTCAGTTTGTCCACCATCTCAAGATTCTGCGAATTCAGCTCGCCCTTGTTGGCGATTCGATCAAGTTCGCGACAGATCATGTCCTTCAAAAGATCATAACTTTTCATGCCAACACCTCCCTATGCCGTTGCGGGAGTGATCGGATTGGCCACAGTATATGCGGGAATCGGATATGGAGCCACGCGATTCACAATATACTGAGTCTGAGCCGTGTTGTCAGCGATGAGTGCCGCAGTCTGTGCGGTCTGAGATGCCGCCAGGTTCTGCACCAGGATCTGATTCTGTAGAGATGCGTTTCTTTCCTTGAGTGCGTCAATCTCCTGCTGACACATCTTGTCAAGGATCTCCTGCGTCTGATTCTGAATTGCGAGCCTCGTTGCCGCGCCCTCGCTCTGCACGATGTTCTGCGTCTGGCAGGTCGCAAGACGATTGTCACAACAACACTGCGCCAACTGGCTCTGCAGTCCGTTGAATCCCTGGCTCATGGCAGTCTGCATATTGAATGCAGTTTGCATATCAGCCATATGTGCATTCGTGATGGCAGAATTTACGCTTGCGAAACCTCCGCAGAGAGCAGTCTGCACATCGCCGAACCCACTCGTCACGCCACTCTGGATGCCGCTGACGGAAGAATTCAGCATCTGATCACGGAATCCGTCATTGATATTCTGTGAATTGTTCATCCACGGATACAGGTCTCCGCCGCCAAATCCGCCAAAACCATTTCCCCATCCGCCGCCTGCAAAGAGCAGGAGCAACAGGATCCACCAACCATCGCCGCCGCCGAAACCGCCAAAACCATTGCCGCCGCCGTAGGCAGGTGCCACAGGCATAACCATGCCCGTGCTTTCATCTGTTAATGCCATTTTTTTCTCCTCCTATAATTTTTTTAGGTTAGGAATCACCCTCGCATCGGATGATCCGTTTATATTAAAAGCTCTGCGCACAAGCTCATAATATTTTATTTTCTGCCAAGCATTCCAAACATCGGATTGTTGCGCATGGACATAATTTGATTGATTTGCGCCTGCGATACCTGCCCAGAATCAACCAGGTGCCTCAATATCGCGCCTGGATCAGCAGTATTGACTCCCTGCGGGATGTTGAACCGCTTAGAGAGCATTGCCATCGGATTTTGGCTGAAAGATTGCATCATGTTCATCATCGCCATCGGATTCATTGTTTCGTCTCCTTTCGATATGCATACAGCGGAACCAAATCGCCAGAATAGTATGCGTCAAAGATATTTCCGTCAATGACAGCCACTGCGTGTGTGCCAGTCCCAAGGACATATGTCCCTGTCGGATGATCCTGGCAGAAACACTCGACAGTGTAACAGTCTGGACAGGTGTTTGGTATTGCCTCGCGAACAAATCCCTTGTCATGCAGATACGCTCCCCACACGGCATTGTTGTTCGGCAGATCACAGAGCGTCAGTCCTTTTAGGCATAACTTCATAAATGCATTTTCCCAAGGCATATCAAGAACCTTTGCCACTGCTCTGATCACGCAATCGTCAGTCATTCTGCCAAGCGGATTCGGATTGTAGAGAACAAACATACTCGCACCTCCTTCTGATTCAATCCTACCGCACAACAAGATATTTGTCGCGTCCCATGCGTGAAATCGCCGTTTCATCGGTGAAACAAAAAAGAACGCAGGCCATTTCCAACCTGCGTCCTCCAGATATGTTATTTTATTTTGATTTTCTGCCCGACTCTGATGATGTACGGAAAAGAGATGCCATTCAGATCCGCGATGGATTTCCACGGCACGCCGAACTGCTTGCCGATCTTTGAGAGGGAATCTCCCTTCTTTACAATGTATGTCTGTGACTGCGCAGGAGCCTCAGTTTGAGGCTTTTCCGTGTTAGATGAAGATTTATACTCCACCCACGGCAGATGCCCGCATTTTGTCCAATTCCGCCAATTGCCAGTCTTGTATCCCAGATTGCCAAGATTCGTGTACTGACATCCATCCTTGAATGCAGGCGTACTCTCCACCACCAGTCCATCCCCGACATAAATGCCCACATGACCACTCAGCCAGACAAGCATTCCAGGTTCGATCCTTGAGAAATCCTTTGACGCATCCTTGCAAGCCTGGATCATGCCATCTGCGCCGACATCTGGCACGCCGTTGGCTTTGTACTCTGCTCCGCCATAACGCTTGTTTACATCGGCTCTCCATCCCCACAATACGCCCTTTATGATCCCGCAACAGTCCGAAAAAAAGACATCTGGAGCCGCCGCCATAATCTTTGCAGTTCTGTCGGCCCGCTTATTATACGGATTGTTTGCGCAGTATCTTTTCTTGTTCGCATCGTTGGCCGGAGCTCCAAAGGCTCCTTTGACATAAAGAGATTCAACTCCAGCCGCAAGGCACATCTTTGCCACAAACTCGTCAACTTTCATCATCGGCATTCTGCTCCTTTTGATAGTTTAGATTCGAGATGCCGAGGCAAGCGCCCAGGAACGCATTGACGGCAACGATTGATGCGGCGATCTGCTCTCCGTACGGGATGCCCCAAATGGAAAAAATGCTTTGTACGAGAAGCGCAAGGGCCGGGAGAAAAAACATTGCAACCCATTTCAAAAAATCATAAGTCTTATTTGACATCTTCATCTTTTGTCCTCCATTCTATCAAT